GTCCACATCGTTAGTAACAGCAGGGAACAACACCCCGTCTACTAGTTTAATCTGTTCCTCAGATACATCAGATACATTGATAGAGAAGTTAATAGCACTTGCTATACTGTCTACTTTTATCTTGTTAAGAGGACTAATTACTCCAGCATCACCTACAAGGCCTATAACTGGTCCTTCAGATGCTGAACCGTCATGTGAGTGTCCTACCTGATTATTAAAGGCAATAACAAGAGCCTCATACTCAGTGTTAGAGTCTGACGCTTGTATAACGTCACCGTCAATATAAGAACTTTGGCGTACATAACCTGACATTTATTATAACTCCCTTAGCGTCTTGCGCCCGTAGTGAACTCAAGCTGAAAACCCTTCAGCGTGTATGGATCGGATATACCTTGGTCAATAACACGTATTGCTAATGCGAATCCCGAACCCTCAATAGCTTGCCTTACTAGTGGGTTACTCTGACCACCATAATTAACAAAACCATAACGACCTGTACCGTATAAAGCCACAATCTTAGTTGAATCAAAAGGGTAAGGATCTGGTCTGGGAACATCTGAGGATTCGTAATCGTATCTAATATATAAGTTAGAGTTTACAGTACCTTCAGGTGTATAGTTAATGATAATACGTTGAAATGCTTTACGAATACCTGGATCACCAGCTGTGATATCTGAACTACGGTAACGTCCAATAACAGGACTGCCGTCGAATGTAGTACTCTCTTCAAGACGGTAAACTCTACCGTCATAGCCACCGAAGATCACAAAGTACTCTCCTAAGTATTCTTCAGTATCAGTACAAGAAGGTCGTATAGCCTTTGTGGTAGCGTACTCGTATCCTTCTTCTTTACGAGTACAAATGACACCTACTGTGCTTTCCTTTGGTGTCTCAGGGTCACTGAAGAATATACGGTATTGAGTCTTGTTAGGTATAACTAGAGACTCAAAGTCCGATACCTTAGTCTGACCTTGAAACAACTCTTGAACTTGAGAAGAGATAGAACCTAAGTCAACGTCACCAATCTTGTTTGTACCAGCAATAGTACGAAGACCATCAGGTCCAAGGAATACAATGTCTCCTGCAAACTCCTTGATAGTCCATCCGTTACGACATCCAATACTTCTAGTAATAGGTGTAAGTACATAGTCTTCTGCGGTAGAACCACTTAACCTGTAGATACGGTTAGCTGAGAAGATATACAATGAATCACGAAAGACAGTCAGACCTGTAACAGGTTCATCTACAACAAAGCTACCAGCGCCGTTAGCTGGGTCAAAGTCGTCTGATGTAGTTGGTGCTGTGTAGACCACTTCCTGTGGGTTAGCAGACATACCAGCGTAGAATCCAGTATTCTTAAAGTCAGTTAAGTATTGAGGATCTAATGGAGCTAAAGAGCCTGTTATCTGGGTAACAGTAGACCCGTCCCACATTGACGCAGGGTTAGTTCCATCAGCGTATATTAACTTAAGAGGACCAGTAAGAGCGCCAATTATAAACTGGTACTTATTAGCTCCTGTACGTCCTGTCTCAATGGTAGTCCAGCCTTGATCTATAGTAGTATTTAAAACATGGACTTCTGCTGAAGTACCTAAGGCACCTCTGATGCAGCCTGTAAACTCAGTACCAGTTAAACCTGTGTACTCTACGTACTCAGACCCTAGTAGAAGGACTCCTGTCTCTGAGAAACCAGATGTGCTATCCACAACTAACGTAGTGTCACCAACCCCTACTGGTTGTTTAAGTAATGCTTTAGAGTTTGTAGAACGGTATACTGCTGACCCTCTAGCTGCAATCACTTCACCTTTATAAAAGGCTGACATAAGAACTGGTTCATCAGGTGAGTCAGTATAGGGTACTTCTAGTCCCCAAACTGTGTATCCATTTATACGGCGGTATCCACCTGTGGCAGAAGGCTCGAAGTTCTCTAGCTCTAGGGCCATTCCAGGTTTTATTGAGAAGTTAGATTTGTTAAGTACGAGTCCACCTTCAAGAGGGAAGACATATGGACTTAGGCCAGATTCATCTGCCATACTTGTCTACCTTTCTTAGTTTAGAATGTGATTACAGTGGAACGTACGTAGGGGTAGTTATTAGAGAGTAGCGTACGCATATCTGTAATACCTGTTTCAAACCTAGCCCAGTTAGCTTCGTACTGCTCTAGCTCACCTCTAAATTGGTAAGAGTAAGCAGTAGCACCGTCAGCTATAACCTGACGATGTATCTCAGGTATAAAGGGTACATCTAAAGGAGACACTAGAGGTAAAGGTTTGTATACATAATCATACTTAATTGAATAAGCTTTGTCTGGGTAAGGGTAAAGTAAGAAGTTGTTATCAGGAGTACGTACAATACGCCTAGGTACAGCTCCTTTATCGGCTTCATCTTCTTGACTAATAAACTTAGCAACGTACTCTTTGTATGCTAATATTACTAGTTTAGTTCCAGTAACACCTAAGTTAGTATCTCCTACTAAACGGAATGTATCGTAGTCTATAGACTTAGCGTTATAAGGAATGAAGTAGCGGGTCTGACCAGCAACTAGTAGGTCAGTGTATGTTCCATGGTTAAAGGGCCAGTTAAAGGCAGAAGTATCAATATAGTTTATAGCATCATTAACAGCATTCTTACATTGAACTTGAAATCCTCTTGCAGCACCAAAACCAGCGTCAGTAAGAGTAACCTCGTTCATACGAGATAGGACTTCATTAGTTAAGTCTAAGTATGTATATGCCATCTGTTACCTTATCTATTAAATAGGTGAGACTCCCCCGAAGGAGAGCCTCTGTTAGTGTAGGTTAGATTATCACGCTAAGTTGTACTTGGCGTTGACAAGAGCTTCTGGTCTCAGGATCTTACGACCATAGAGATGCATACCACGAACAATATCAGCAAAGCTGTCTGGGTCACGGTAAGTCTCTGTCTTGTTGATTTGCTCAGCAGTAGCTACAGCAGAATCATGTCCAGCTACGATAACACCGTAGTTAGCATCCTGATCTGCAGTACCTGTAGTTGCTGGGCCAGTACCAACAGACGGTAGGTTGTTAGATACGTAAACGCGGAAGCCATTCCACTTGCTTAGTACCAGACCGTTACGAAGCGCACCTGTTTCACCGAAGTCGGCGTTCAGGAAGCGTGAGTCTTCGTCCATTAACACTTCAAGCATCACTGGGTCAATAATGCACCAGCGGCCATCTTTGTCAACGTTCTGTTGGTCAAGCAAACGACCCATACGGTTAATAACCATAACAGGTGAAGCGTACTCATCTGGAAGAGTAGTAGCTCCTGGGAGACGAGCAGCAACTGGGATGGAGTTATCTCCGCCAGCTGTGATGTTACCGAATGAACCTTTGTTAAGTTTCATTGTAGCAAGCAATTCGTCTGTACCAGCGTTTACGTCTGCGACAGTACCAGAGACAGTGTCATTAACTGTATCAGAGTTAGTGTGAATAGCAGACTGTTTGTAACCTGACAGATAGCCTAAGACTTCTTGGTCAAGCTGGTCAGCCAAGCGGTAAGCCGCACGGTTTGTAGCAAGATCAATAAAGTTGATGTGGCTATGAGCTTCTTCGATGTCATCCATTTTGAATGCAAAGTAGTTAGCTTTATCAACCACAAGTGAGAAGTCAGCGTCATCAAGGTCTTGCGCAGCAATAACAGTACCACGCTCATATGCGCTTACTGAAATCTCTGGCTCTTTAATGATGCGAACTGTGTCACCTTGCGAAGCAATCTCACCAAAGTAGTCGCTGTTAGTTACGTCCATGCAGATCGCTTTCTTGCGGAATGCTAATTGGACTTTCTTGGAATAGATAACTGGTGAGAAGTTACCGTTGGGTAAGTTACCCCAACCTGCTGCTGATGGAAAAGCCATTGTTTTATCCTTTCAAGATGTATTAGGCTTGATATATAAAGTACAAATGTACTCCATTAAGGGAACATAAACAATCATGGCAAGAGGCTAACGTGTCTTAGGGTGCATTCAGTTCAAGTATTAAGGAGATCAAGCCTTAAGAGATGATCAAATGGGCCTATACTTGTTAGGTAGTTCTTAGTGATTTATTAGTGTTCAGTAGTGGTTCCGTCGAACCTAACTGTAAGTATAACGCTATGTATCACAACGCTATACTCTCAGTTATATCATACTTAACATCAAATGTCAAGTACTATTTTATATTATATACGATTTATCTTGCTTTACCTGAGATATCGTATACAAACTTACCAGAAGACATAGCTGTTTGTATCTCTTCATACCTATCTTCAAACTCTGAATCAGACATCTTCTGTACATCCGACTCACGAATCTGTGAGTTTAGGCTATCAGAGTCAACTTGTGTGCGACTCTTACGTTTAGTAACTGTCTTAGCGGCATCTTTAGCTTTAGCCTTCTTAGCTGAAGGAGTTAAACCCTTGTCTACCTTGTACAAGTCAAGAACACGTACAACACTCTGGGCGTCATCTGAGTTCTCATATAAAGCATCACGTACCCACTTGGGTTGTTCTTCTACCCAATCGTGGAACTCATCTGCTTCGCGTAGTTCATCAAAGTCTGAGTGAGCTTTACGAATAGCTGTTTCAGCTTTAGTTCGAGTAGCTTCATACTTTGCCTCATCTAGTTCCTTGAACCGAGTCTCCGCTTGTTCAAACTTAGCTGATGCTTTCTTATCAGCAATAGTTTCTACAATAGCTGCAATCTCAGGGTACTTAGATGCCCATTCTTCAATATCTTCATCAGAAGAAGGGGGACGGACTGAGCTTGAGTTAGTAGATTCAAGTGAAGCTTTCCACTCTTTCTCTTTCTCAGCCATATGGCGGCGTAGGTCACCGTAACGTTTCTTAAATGACTTCTCTTCGCGTGATAGGTTAGAGTCATCTTCTTCTTCTTGTGTCTCCTCAGTCTCTTGTTCAACTACATCTGAGGCTTCTTCGGGTGTATCTTCTTCGTCACCCTCTGCATGAGCCTTAACTAACGCAGCAATCTCTGCTTCGTCTGCGTCTAGTTTAGCTTGTTTAGCTGCGTAGTTCGAACCTCTGTCAGAGAATCCTTTAGTTGGAGTTGACTCTTTTACCATTTCATTATTAGCCATTATGTATTCCTTTATGTTGGGGTCAGCTTATAGCTGAGTGGCCTTATATATTCTATCGGAGTTATTAATATTACTTAGTCTTACGTCCTAATCCTTTCTTACCTTTTGAAACCTTTTTAGCTTTATTCTTTGTTTCCATGTCCTTAACTGTCTTAGTCTTAACTCTAGGTTTGACGATACCGCCTTTAGCCCAAGTGCCAGCACGTCCAGACTTACCATTGTTATCGTAGCCACCGCTGCCATCACCACCTGTTGGGTTACCTTCATTACCTGATTTACCTTGGGCATTGTAACCACCTTTAGAGCTGTTACCAGACTTCACACCACCTTCACTTGGGCGAGCCTGAGGACGTACACTTGTAGTAGGTGCCGATGAGCTTCCAGTACCTGCTGACCCTTTACCACCTTGAGACGTAGAAGCAGTTGTAGTCTTTCTAGGTGATACTAAGCTTTTTACTTGATCAAATAGACCTTGCTTTTGAGCGTTCTCAAAACGTTGAGTTCCGTTGTAGTCATCCTTAATGACACCGAAGCGCCCTACCAGACCTTTATCTTCAGCATACTTGTCAGCAGCGTCACGTACCTGTTGTGCTTCCTTCTTCTTACCGATGGAGTCTAGATACTGAGCATTAGCATTAGCAATAGAAGCTGTACGCATACTTACGACGTCACCACCTAAGTCTAGAACCTGTCCTACGGCACTGTTACCTAGTCGTCCTACTACGCCATTTACAATACTTTCACCTATGTTACCAAAACGGCTAGTACCATCGTTCTTAGCATCAGCAGCGTCTGGGGAACCCAGTGTAGTTAATGTTTGGTTGACTAAGGAATCTGTGTCTGAGTAGTCAAACTTAGAAGTCCAGTTACCACCGAAGCCACGACCACCAAGTCCTGGGGTACTCTTACTAGCATCTCCTTGACCACCGCTAGGTTGTCTAACGGAGTTTCCTGTAGTTCCTTCTCTGTCGTCACCAGTACGCGGTTCTCCCTGAGAGTTAGGGTTTCTGATTTGACCAGCGTTCTTAGCGATATCCTGTGCTTTCTGCTGAGCAACAGGCACACATATGTTCTGTTTCTCATCTAGAACGTAACCTTCTGGACACTTAAGCTTAGAAGTATAAGCAGCTTTAACAGGACCGTTACCACTGTACTCAGGTCTAGTAGAGAAACCCATACCGTAGTCAGTCGCATTCCACTTGCTCATAAAGTTAGAAGGGTCATACTCACCTACACCAAACTGCCTTTCTGGTGCTTCGTAAGACGAACCTCCTCCGCCTCCTCCTCCACCGCCTAGGCCTACCAGCTTCTTAGCCTTTTTAACAATACCACCTATGAACATCTCTTGTGGTTTATCTTCTTCACTAGGTAGATCTTCCTTAGAAGGCATCTCCCTAAAGTCACCTCTTTCATCAACCTCAGTCATGTTATCTTTATTAATAAGGTTATCGGCTTTAGTAGGACTTTGTATCTGCGAAGTAGACATATTTTGATTACTTCTAACTTGACCTCTAGTTCTAGCCGCTGGGACTAAGCCACCCATCTGCATCTCAAGACCTTCACCTTCAGACCTACCTTCATTAGCTAACTCTTCGTTACCTTTCTTAGCTTTCTTAAGGAGTTTCTCGAAGTAGTCAACTCCAAAGAACTTAACTGCGTAAGCTGGTATAACAAACTCACCTTCAGATAGTTTAGCATCTACGTCATCACGTACGTTCTTGCCTGATACTCCTTCTGGAATCTCATTACCTGAAATAGGATCTACGTCCATACCTTCAGTTGCAGCTTCTTCAAACAAATCATCCATAGTTAAAAGGTCTCCGTTCTAGCACCGTTGACTTTATCACGAAGCATCTTAAGGCTACGCAACGCTTTGATCTCACCTTGTATTCTATAAAGCTCTTGCTGTTCGTCTCTTTGCTCAAGTTGTTTTTGTGCAAAGTGGATACGTTCATCTAACTCAGTATTAAAGGCATCCCACAAAGCTGTAGAGTTTACTAGTTGTTTAATAATCATTATTGGTTCCCTTGGTTACGTAAGAGGCCATGTGATGGCTCCTGTGTTATCTAGTACTCGTTTGCGTGTATACCCATCGGCATCCTCTGTGACCTCTGCCTTCTTCTGTGCAGGTGTCCATCCCAGCATTAGCGTTTCGTCATCATCACTAACAATAGATGTTGTCGTTGTTCCGTTTTGTGAACGTATATCGGGTATCAGGGTCGGTAATGAGTTCTGTGCTACAACTGTAATAGGAACGTCAGCTACAACGTATCCTGGGCCTAAGTCTCCAACTAACTGAACCACCGAAGGATCAGCGTCTAGCGATGCCTCGTTAGCTACCAGACCAGCACAAGGAATGTATTGCCCCTCTGGTGTAGTAGGTGCGATACCCTGTCCAGCCGTTCCTCTTGCGAGGGGTACTGTATAGGCCAAGTCAGCTACTCCTGTTGTAGAGTTCCAAGCGTAGACCTTAGCTGTACCCTCATAGGGGCTTGCAATAGCAACGCAAGAGTTACCGCCATCTCCTGAATCATGGATCCAGAAAGGTTGAGCAACCACCTGACTCATAGCACTTACAGGCATCATAGGAGATGCTTCTAAACCTGCCGAGTCCGCACCTGAGTAAGCCACCACAAGACCATTAGCTCGAAGGCGTGTAGCACCCCTTGGCTCATAATCTGAGTCAGTAGCGCCAGTAGCACCATCAAAGTCTACTGGGGCATTTGGACTTACTGCGGGGAAGTCCCCAGATATGCCGTCACGCACATAATACTTAGACGTTGTATTGTCGTAAGGCGCACTTACAAATCCAGATCGCGGCCATGTGATGCCGTCGTTGGTTAGTGGCATTACAAGACGAGCATCATAGAAACGCTGGCCTGCGTCTGCTGGGTCTCCAGGAACTAAAGGAGGATTAGATCCCATGTTTGCTTGTATACAAGCCATTACGGGTGATGTACCCGCCAAGAAGTATTCTCCATTAGCAGTCGTGTAGAAGATCGTAAGTTCAAAAGGTTGAAGGTTACGAGGTGCTTGATCTTCTACTTGATTACCATTCCTAGTGAACGTAACCGTAGAAGGTAAAGGGCCGTTTACCACTGAAACCTGCCCTGTAGATGATCCACCCTCTCCTGGATAGCTTTCAGAATTACGAAACGCATACATAAACGTACCCGTGAACGCTAAGCCCAGAGACAGCAAAGGCATAGGGCTTTCGTTACCCCCTTGGACCTGCTCACTCATACCGTAGAAGCCTTGGGTGCTTGTGATGATTGCCCCCGCAGTTAGTCCTGTAAAACAGATAGGTTCACCTGCTGACATGAACTCTCGGTACAAAACAGTAGAGCTGTTAAAGTCAGCACCACTGGCATATACCTCGACAACGTTACCATTACCTAGGCTACAACCTTGCACTCTCCCCGTGTTCGTAGCGCCCACAGCAAGTACCGTCAGTGCTGGTTGTCCATCTTTAGCTAGTAACGATTGCTCTAGTGCCAGTGCTGCACCCTTAGAGTTCGCTATGCTATCGTCAGGGGTTACGCCTCCGCCCCCGCCTCCATCATCAGCTCCCCGCCAGAATAGGAATACACAGTCTTGATCTATAGAGAATCTCTGACCTGCTCCGTAGGCATTAACTGCGATAGTCCACCATGTCCCGTTGTCTACAGGGTCAGCAGTAATATCAAAGTTGGCGTAGTTCGACTCAGCGTTGTTCTGTTGTATGTATATCTTGTCACCTTGCCTAAGCTCACCTAGGAGGTTAGCGACCTCTCTGTTAGGAAACGATACCCAAGATAAGTCTAAAGATGTGATGTCATCTATCTCACTCGCGTCTGTCCTAAAGAAGTTAGGGTTAGGTTGTCCTGCAGTTGGATCTTGAAAGAACCATTGGAGGTCTAGGCTTGGTGTTCCTGTCGGTCCAGCTACGTAGACTAGACCATCGGTTCCTAGAGTCGCCGTATTGTCAGCATCTGTTGAAACCGCTGTTGGACCTTCTGGACCTATAGGACCTTGTGGTCCTTCTGGGCCTTGCAGACCTGTATCACCTTTAGAACCTTGTGGGCCAGCATCACCAGTGTCACCTTTAGGACCTTCTGGACCTGTGTCACCTGTATCACCTTTAGGACCTATCGGACCTTCTGGACCTATCGGACCTTGTGGTCCTTGTTCTCCATCAGCCGAGCCAAAAGAAGACCATGTTCCATTATCATTCCTGAACTCAAGAGTGCCTGCTTGGTTTCTGAATCCAGCATTATTTACAACACTTGCGCTAGAGCCTTTAGGTTTAATAAAGAACTCACCGCTCTCTCCAAAGACGAAGGGCATATGTATATCACCGCCGTCTTGTTGATTCCAGATTTGAAGCTCTGTACCACTTGTCCCCGCTCTAGCTAACCGAGCTAACACTCTAGTAGCGTTGCTATCTATAGTCAGCTCAAGACCTGGGTTTCCAGCCGCATTGCTTTGTAAGCTCAGACGACCATTTTGGCCAGTTCCATATACGTTAAACGAACGCAATGGTGCAGGGGAGCCAAAGTCTCCCTTTGCCGCAGTTATGGTATCAACGTTTTCTAGATTCTTATTATTTGCATCAAGAGCGGCTGCAAGCACTGGTGACTTATCGTCAAACAACTCAGTCTGTAGTTCTGGTCCTGTAGGTCCTTGATCACCAGTGTCTCCCTTGGGACCAGCCTCTCCAGTGTCTCCTTTAGGTCCTTGGCCCCCTTGTGGACCTTGAATACCTTGATCCCCTTGTGGACCTTCTGGTCCTGTATCACCTTGTGGACCTTCGGGTCCTTGAACAACACTATCGTTGCCAGTTGGACCTTGTGGACCTTCTGGCCCAGTGTCACCTGCGTCACCTTGTGGTCCTGTATCACCTTGTGGACCTTCTGGTCCCTCTGGTCCTGTATCACCTTGTGGACCTTCTGGTCCTTGTGTCACATACGGTAGGACACTGTATACGTCTGTGCCATTGCCTATCTTAAACTGGTTAGTATCAACCTCTACAGCAAACTCTCCTTGAGCTAGGATAGGATCTACGTCTAACCAGTTACCTTGTGTATCTCGTCTAATCTGAATAATATCAGCCACTGGCGGTTCCTCCGTTAATGTGCTGCTTTACTAAATAAACAGATGCGGCAGCACCGCCATCTACATTATTATTATTATCAGCAGGAGGTACAATGATGTTACCACCACCGCCTCCTCCTCCTACGTAGCCTCCTGAGACACGACCACCTTTACCAGAGATACCAGCTTTACCACGTACATAACCAGTATCTATTGTACGTCCACTGTTTAGTTTAATCATCAGGTGATGATCTTCACTAACCCATGCTTTAGCTATACCGTCTCCATCTTCTCCGTCAAGACCATCAGAACCATCTTGTCCTTTAAGACCTCGTAGACCTTCTTTACCTTCTTCACCCTTGGGACCTTGTGGACCTGCTGGTCCTTGGTTACCCTCTGGGCCTTTCAGACCTGTGCTTCCGTCTTTACCAGCTGGACCTTGTATTCCATCCTTACCGTTACGTCCGTCTACACCGTCTCTACCGTTAAGACCATCAATGCCGTTACGACCATTAAGCCCATCGGCACCAGCTGGGCCTTGTAGACCTTTATCACCTTTGTCGCCTTTAGCCCCCTTAGGTCCAACCACATTACCTAAGTCTAATGTTAAACCTGAAGACCAAGAGCATATGAGCTGTCCACCTTTCCTAAAGAACTTAGGTGTCTCTAGAATAGGAGACCTTTTGTGAAACTCCTGTAGCTTAGCAGTTACAGTACGTTCCAACTCTCTGTTATCTTTAGCTAAAGCACCAGCTTCCTTCTTAGCTATAGCTATGATAGTTGCTAATAACTTAGCATCCATTACTGAACACCACCATTATTACCTAAGTATGAACTTAGGGAAGCCTCTAGTCCACCCTCTGGTCCTGCAGGTGGAGTACCTGCGTTACCTGAGAATCCTTCTTCTCCTGGAGTTGGGACACCACCTGTTCCTATAGTACCACCTCCGTTACCAGAGGGGTCTCCACCTTCTGGTGCTGCCTCAGGTTTAGGAGCTTCCTCAGGGTTAGCTTCTTGGAACTTCTTAAGTACTTCAGCTTGAAGAGCAGCTTCAGAGAAAGAGTTGACTACCTTATCAGCGTCTAGGTCCATTGACTCAGCAATCTCACGTATGATGTAGTCCATCTTAGCGAAAGGAGCTAACACTGGGTTCTGTACAACCTGTAAGAACTGTGTAAGACGTTGACTACGTACTTCGTTAGCCATTAGAGAAGAAGTACCACGGGCTTTAACCTCTAGGTCTCCTTTGATCTCTGGGTCATGGTCAAACTGCATATTGAATGAGAAGAAGGCTTTACCTAGAGGAGCTAGGAGATAGTCATCTACATTCTTAACTACAGTACGAATAGAACCGTTAGCAGCAGACATAAGCATTGAGATACCTGATGCTGTACGACCAACACCTGAGACACCTGTCTGTCCATGCGAGAAGCTAGGTAAACCAGTTGATTCATCAGCTAGAACCCTAGCCTTATCAAACATCTGCATATTCTCTTGAGATACGTTAGGGAACTTAGTACCAAAGATAGCCTGCCCAGGAGCACCACCGCTTCTACGGAAGACTTTCCCAGGATATATTGACAAGTCTTGGCCTGGAACTAGGTTGTTTTCATCAACTTCTAGTATTAAGTTACCTGACAAAGCAGCGTTATCTACTGACATACGCATGAAACCATTCATTAAGGTTTGTGTGTCATCCATGTTCTCAGCTAGTCCTACACCAAAGAAGGAGTAAGGATTGACTTCATATGGCATTGCGTAGTAGGGTATTATCTGTGGGTTAAACGGATTCATAACCAGACGTAGTACCTGATCGTTACATATCCAAACATTGACATTTAACTGATCTGCATCTTTCAGTTCTTTAGGAATATCAACGTTATGATCTTCAAGTACTTCACGATCTACGTAACCCCAGAACTCAAGGACTTCATAGCGTTCTGTTACTACTTCGGTAGAGTCATCTTCCATGATAGACTCCCACCACTCTTTAGTGTACGAAGGCCCAAAACCCATAGCTAAGTCAATAGCGTTATCACGGAAGAAAGGACGCTTCTTAAGAGACCTCATCTGAGACTTAGACATCTTATGTCGTTCAACAATGTACTCAGCTTCCTCCATAGAGTTAGCATCGGGATCAGGGTAGAAGTTCCATATCGAAACTGCATCACATTGTGGTATTGTCTTAATACGTGGTTTATAGTTACCCTCTTCATCCCAGTTAGGATACTCTTTGTCTACAGCAAATGGACCTTTCATAACACCTGTGCCAAACAATGCGCATTCAAAAGCTGCTGTACGTAGCTTCTTAGAGGCACTAGACTCGTCTAACTGGTCATGTATCTTCTTCTCCATCTTCTTAGCTGCTACCATTGCAGGGTAGATAGTAACTTCAGTAGCTGTACCACCGAGACCCTCTTCTAATGAAGAACCTACAGGTTCCAGTTTAGTCTTAAGAGAACCTACCCGTTCCATTAAGTCTGGTAGTGTCTCTCCTGGCCTTAGCTTCATGTCATCCATACTAGGCTCTGAGAGGCTCTGAGAGCCGCCCTGAGCGTCCTTCTTAGCCTTTTGCATATCAGAGCTGCTTTCGAAGTGTACAGCCTCTGTAATGCCCTCTGGAAGCGTTGTAGGATCTACTGAGATAGGAAACTTGTTATTACCGAATAGAACTTCAGTAACTTGACCATATGCAGCTAATACTTTAGTCTTAGTAACTTTAACGAATACTCTTGACTTTTCAGTAGATGTAAAACGAACATCAGGACCATAGAGACCCCGATAGTTACGGTAAGCTACAATCCAGCGTTGTTCATCTATGTAACGAGCAGTTTCAGCTTTAGAGAAACGTTGAGTAACAAAACCTACTACAGAACCTACATTCTCATCTGTTTTATCATCTTCTTTAATATCATCAATATACGAAGATACTGCTTCTTCCATGATGATCTCGTTTGTATCTTCATCCATACTGTCGCTTCCTTATTAGTATCCAAAAACATCGTCAGCAGCTTGAAACCCTGCGCCAGCCGCATTAGGGTCATAATCAAACAAGCTACTTCTTGGTCTAGTCATCAGTCCGTAACGTAAAGCATCATAACCGTGATCAATAGGACTCTTAGTATCTACATCATCAGGGTTATTCTTATCTAAAGGTAGTGAAGGTAGTTCAGTTATAATGTTCTTACAGACGTTAAAGAATACCAACCTAGGTTCTTCTGTAAACTCGTCCACCTGTAGTCTTCTATGCACTTCGTTCTTACCAGCTATACGTGACCCTTTTGATCTATCTGAAGGTCTCCACCTACATCCTCTTTGTATCATCTGCTCAGCTAGAGACGGTCCTGTGTCACCTCTGTTATGCCAAAGTGAGCTATCTAAAACTCCGTAGCGTATCTTCTCACCACGTTCTATGTCATTAACCATACCAGCTAGGTCTACAGCTGTAGTCTTATTAACATATAACTCTCTGTATACAACTATCTGCTCAGCAGGGGTTACTGCGAACCATAATACAGCTGTCATACTTCCGTAACCGTAGTCACACGCTCTGAACTTAGACCATGAATTAGGTATATCGTAGGGTTCTACTACATGGATCTTAGGTTTAAACTCAGTAAATGCTGCACCTTCTGATACACTCCAATCACCATCCAGTAGTTGTCTACGTTGATGCTCAGGCATTGAGAGAAGGTTAGCTTCGTACATACCATCTTCAGCTAGGTATGGGTTATTAAACAAATTAGCAGGTATAAACCTACGTTTAAACAAAGGCTCCCCTGCGCGTGTATGACCCTTAGGCCAACATATAGTTTCTCCGTATTCGTCAGTAGCCCAGAAAGTCTTATTAGATGGAGAAGGATCAATAAAGGTCTTCTTCACCCAGTGATGGCCTGGACCTCCTGGGTTTGTAGTAGCTCTCATATAGAGAGGTAACCCAGAAGCTTTAGTTGTACGTAGACGTGATCTCATATAGTTCCAAGCGTAAGGAGTAGGCCACTGTGTAAGTTCATCTAAACCAATCCAATTAAAAGCTTGACCTTGGTAACGCATAACGTCATCATCTCTGTCAAGATAAGACATCCAAAGAGTAGCACCACTTGGAGCTATCCAAGTCTTATCTCTTTCCATAAACTTAATCCCAGGAACTGCTTTAGGATACAGCTGCTTAGACACCGAGATAAGCTCCCGTAGTTCTTCAGTACTTCTACGTACTAACAAGCCGCGGGAGTGAGGGTTGTTAAAGTAGCGTACAGGGTCAGCTACCATTGCGTAGCTCTTACCACCTCCTGCTGCACCACCGTACAACACCTCTTGTTCATTAGATGCTAGAAAGTCTGTCTGTGGACCTTCGTTGGGTTGGAATATGATATCCTGTGCTTTAGCTACATTAATAGGTTCAGGTATCACCGTCGCTGGTATAGTCTTTTCTATCTTCGTCTGTGGTGTAGTATCTTCTTGTTTGGATACCACCGAGTCTTTCTTGGTCGAGCTTACGCGCCGTTTCCGAGGCTTCTTTGTAGCGCCTTTCATACATTCGATAGGTGATACTTTCTTGACGCCTTTTGTATTCGATGCTGACACGTTTGTTTAATCCTACATGGGAGATGTACCGTCCTGACTCTTCAGTTAACCAACGGGCTACCATACGTAATGAGTATTCTTTAAGGTACTTCTTAGCTATTTCTAGTAACTCTAGTTCTGATGGAATAGGAAGTAATAGATTCTTATCATCTTTGTCTTGATAGTAACCAAAGGGCACATGCCTACCTATTCTAACTATAGGAAACCATTCACCATCCTCACCACGCTTAGGTATTCTCCAAGTTTGGTCAGGATGTATGTAAGTCATCTTAGGTGCTTGTTTACGTTCCATTTAACTCTTATATCACATTATAAGTCATTTGTCAAGTGCTAATTAACTAATTATAGTTTCTTATTAGTAGGAGTAGCCATTAGCATTTCCACCTAGCTCTCGCGGCTTTCCCACGTTCACCTGTCCAGCTCTTAGAACGACTGCAGAATGCTTTACGTCTCTTAGCATCTTTACTTCCAGGTTTAACCTTACCTGTTACAGCAGTCTTTAGCTTAGACCCAGGGTTAGCGGCTCTATGAGCTGCCACACCCTTTTTAGTCATGCCAGCTCCTTTGGACGTCTTCAGGTAGTTAGCGTTCTTACCCTTGGTTGTCTTAGGGATAGCTTTCTCTGCTTTCCTAGGCATCAGTCATCATCTCTTTTAGCTGGTAGGATAAACAGAGGTTCAGCTGCAGTGACTTCTACTTTATCAGTCTTAACAAAGCCAGCTCGATCCATTATGTCTTTAGCTGCATTCATTCTCTCTTTAGCACCTAGCATATCCTTAGAACCCATAACACTGAACATTGTATACGCAGCTTTAGTAGAACTCTGTGCAATGAACTTACGAGTTAACTCAGCTATCTCATCAACTAGAGCAGCTGTTATAACAGATGTAGACTTATTATCTGAGTAACCAGCTAGACGCTTAGCAACTAGAGGGTCTCCCTTAGCTTCTTCAAATAGAACAGCAAGGAACTTCTCTTGCTTCTCACTTAGCTTTCTACCAGTTTTACTATTAATAGTCATTATTACTTCCTCCTAGGTGTGGGGTTCTTCTTACCGTAGACACCTTTAGTACCCTTACGTGAGAAACTACGATTAGCCGACTTAGGCTTAGCTTTAAGGTTACCCCTAGCGTTATCCATTGGGTTACGATTCTTATGGTCTACATCTTTACCGTCTCCCTTCTTAACAACGCCAGTTTTCTCTAACTTCCTACGAGCACGTTTCCGTGCAGCATTCTTAGCTAGTTCAATAGGAGTAGATTGAAGCTGACGTTCTCGTTTGTAGTTTCTAGGTTTAGTAGGCACTTTATAAACCTTTATTAATAGAAGACGAAGCAGTCCCACCTTTGGGACTACCTGCGTTATTCTTTGAAGTAGAAGGTGTGTCAGGCTCTTTGATGACCATATTTATATCACCACTAGCTGTTCCACTGTTCTTAACGTCACGTATGACTGTGCTTTTCATATCTATCACCATTCTTTAGATTGTTATTACTTCTTAGCCATTCTATTAGGAGGTACAGAAGCTCCAGCTTTAGCTGAGAACCGCATTGGACCCTTACCTTTAGTAGAGGAGCTACTCTTCTTAGGAGACTTCTTAGGAGCTTTCTTAGGGCTACCTTTACTGGAAGGAGATGCTTTAGACTTATAAGATGGTTTGGATGGTTTAGATGGCGAGTGTGGATTATCTGTTGCGCTGTCACTCTTCTTCTTCTTCTTTAAAGGACTTTTAGGTGGACCACCATCTGACTTAGTGAAATAGTCTCTAGGTTTACTATCAGACGGCATACCCTTGTCATAAGAACCCGTGCTGCTAGGACGTCCCTTTGGATACTTTGATGTTGAGGGTGCAGCCGAAGAACCTTTTCTGGTACTACCACCAGTTCCACCAGTGCTTTTACCTCCACGTCCAGGCTTTACAACAGGATCGCCTGTGCCTTTTCTTAAACTTCCCATATCTTAATTCCTTTGCTCTTCTAGTTGTTCTATCCTAGTTATTACGTTATTTAATAGTAATTCTAACTTATGTTGTTTATTTATATGGTACTCTACAGCTTCTTTTGGATCAAATGTATTTATATACTCCTCTGCTTCCCTAACCTTAGTCCAAATAACTTCTTGTTGAAAGCCCAAATGGGTTAATCTATTCTGTATCTCAACGTAAGCTGTAGCAGCTAAACCTGTCACAATAACAATAGCTAATAGATTCCTAACAGGTAGTGTAATATTTGTATTGTCATTTATCTTTGGCATGATTCTTAAGCTCCGATAGAGTGTTAAACCCAAAGTAGCTACCTAGTACAGCGCTGACTGCTATGTAAGAGATACCTGCTATGTCAGCTAGAAGTGTTGCAGCTTTATCTAAACCTAAAAAGGAGGAGATGATAATAAGAAGAGGAAATGCCAGCATACCAGCTAGAGCAGCATACGACATATTCCTCTCAGCGTCACGTTTCTTATCAGCATCAAACATCTGACGCTTACGATCTTCAATCTCTATCTCCTCTAGAGGAGTCACTTAGAGTGATCCCAGTTCTTAATGATCTTCTCACCACTACGACCTACAATATAACCGCCTACACCAATCTGTAGAAGAGTCCACAGTTGGTTAGGGAAGTCTACCATATTGGAAGTAACAGGCGGGTAGGCCATAGCTACAACAGGTATTACTAAGAAGTTGATAGCTATAATAAGTACGGAGACCATCATAAGCAAAGGACGCCACGATGAGGTGATCCAACTGTCTGACTTAGCCTCAGCTAATACAATCTCTCCTTGAATCTGTGTAAGAGAATCAGACTTCTGAATTAGAGCAAGTGTAGTTTCACGTTCTATCTTCTCAGCTAAGTTCTTGTCAGGTACAACCTTTTTAACTATATCTCCTAAGAGAGGAGCTAACAAAGGTATAAGTGCAGGTAAAGCCATTACTTTAGTTTCCTTAAGTATATTGTAAGAGTGGCAAAGACAGTGGTATTAAATGCGAACCATACATAGTTGAATATGTCGGCTCCCCAGAGTATCCCATTGAAGTAGGCGGTAGTCCATCCTGTCTGTGCGATTAAGTATAATAAGCAAGCTAGTATCGTTAGATAGACTTCTAGCTTACCTTTGTGTTTGTATAGTAGGGAGGCTGTAATGATTAATAAGATACAAGCCCAAGCTGTTGAAAAGGTATCGAGGTACACTGAGTACATTCTGAACCTATCCTTTCTCTTTTGGATTGAAAGTCGTATGTATGTGATATACTGATAAACAGTAAAATCCAATAGATTATTAAACCAAATACGACTGCCCCCGCCACCATAGATGGTATATTAACTACTGTATTCTTTAAATTAAGAGTCATAGCGAAAGACCTCCCTTTACGACAAATGCTAGTATTGCTGATATTACACCGCCGATTAAGAAGAATTGTACCTTTTCTGTGAAGGCTTCCTTGCTCGTCTGGTCTTCCTTTAAGTCTTTAACTGCTTGTTCAAGCAGCGCTTGTTTAACCGTTAGTTTGTTAATCTGCCTTTCTAATTCTTCTCTTTCTGATGACATTCAGATCTCTCCAGTCTTATGTCTCTTTAAGTATGGGTGAATTAGCCCCTCTTGTTACGTCTCCTGCTCGAAACGACACCTGAACCTTTACAGGTGGGACAGCTTACAGTTGAACTAGATGTTTGACTGTCCTTATCTTCTGTAGTATCATTATTATTATTAATATCATTATCATTATTAAGGTAGCCTAGTACTTCAGAAGAGGTAAGAGTACAGGCAGGATCCCATATAACCTTACAGGCTGAGTCTACTTTCCATACAATAACATTATCTTCTGGGTAGGTACCATTACGAAACAAGTCTTGTTCAGCTTGTCTACGGGGTATAATCTCAGGTGGTTTAGTCCAATTCATTATCTGATCAGCAGCTAAGGAAGTATTACCAGAGTTTAGAGTCTTAACCCAAGTAGCTGAGGAGATAGCACCTGTGTTATAATGAAAGCTTACAGCTGCATCAAACTGGTGTTGCTCAACTGGTACTGTTATAGCTTTAGCTACGGCAGCTTCATACTTAGCTAAGTCAATCTTAAATACTTGAAACACATCCTCAAGTGCATCGTCTAGGTTAGCACTGGAAGGCATACCTTTAGGTAGACTAGCTGGATCAGGAGACCCAGCCGCCTTAGTATGTCCAATACCGTAAGTGAGAACACCTACAGAGTCGAGGTAAGGAGCAGGTACTACGCCCTCATGTTGTACGAGTGCGTATATACCTTTATCACTTGTTGTCTGAGTCATTATGATTCATTATGCTCCTGATTCGTAACCTACGATACGACCATCACGTTTGATATAGTCTTCTCCAAAGCCAACAGCACATACTGAGCCACCTGCTACTGCTCCCACAGCTGTAGAGATACCGCTAGTCATTGCTGCAAGTGCTCCAAAGAGAACAGCACAACCAACTGTAGCTACTATAACTTGCTCATCTGTGTAAGGTGTATGCTTAACAGTAACTGTGTGAGCCTGTGTAGCTGTCGCAGTGGTTATAGATAATAAGGTAATAAGAGTTATTGTCTTAATGTACGTATTCATGGTAGACTCTCCTAGTTTGTCGTTGTGTATTCCCAATCTCTAACACGATCAGGGTCTCTTACTTCAGAAGCTGATAGTAACCCTTCAAGGTACATACAGCGTTCCATTCGATCTAAGGTTATCCACTCACCCGTGTCTATAAAGTACTTCTGTCTAACATAGAATACATCAGAACGTGGTATATGTATATTCCTAATAGCCTTTATGTCGCCATCTGCTAGAGCTGAATAGAAGTCTTCTAGTATACTGTCTGAGTCAAGTGGTTTTCTGTTAAGGTTATTATAAGTAATTGTACGGGTAGTACTCATGTTGTCCTGCTTACGTTGTTAGTATTGATACTTGTTGATGCTGCTACTGTTAGTTTTCATTACAGGACTCCTCAGTTATACCATAGAAGTCTCTATTTGTCAAGATAAAAGTGTACTTGAAGGTTAAATACTTATTGTACTGCGACAAATATAGCCTATAAGAGTATTACTTAAAGTATAACTGTTAGGCGCGAACCTAAAATATGGTACTATAAGTAATACTTTAAGTATCTACTTTAATATTAATAATATAGGAGTTATTATATACTCTAAGTATACTTATAGTATTACTTATAGTCTTAAAGTACCTTTAAGTATACTTATAGTATTACTTATAGTTAGTATTAACTAAGTAGTATTATTAATTAGAGTTATAATACTTTAAGTATACTCTATAATCTCATTATGTTATACTATAAGTACAGTTATACCACGTATTGAGCTGAATGTCAACCCCTAATGTGAACTAGTAGGCGGAATGTTGCCTATATAGAGTACTCAGAGGCTTACATAGGCGGATATCCGCTTATATTCAATATGTGATCTAACTGTCTAGTTTCCTGAGAGTGAACAATGTTCACTAATAGTGATAATAGTAAGCTTTGTAAACCTATCTGTTAGCTCAGTGGTTAACAAGACGTAAATACCCCCCGCTGTCATTGGTCATGTATATAACGCCCCTAGGGCTGGTGGCCCCAGCACCCCCTGTTGCACATATGTCACACCATATGTTGTATATATGTCACACTGTTGCACAAATGTAACACCCACTGTTGCATAAAGGTCACACTATGACGATCTGTGGTATATATGTCACACTATGACAGCCATGCGTTTTCTGCATAGCAGCCATGATGTATGCGCATACCGAGTCTGGAATCTGGGATGGGTACGGATCGGACCTATTATTTATATACACCCTACCCCTCAAACGAATAGGACCACATCGGACCTATCTGTGACATTTATGCAACTACACATATTGTTACAAACTGACACAAACCGTGATAAGCTCTTGACGCTCTTAGAGCCTCTAAAACGCCCCATACAACGCTGTTTTAGCTTTCCCTACCCCTACCCTATAAAAACACGATCCGTCATTCTAAGGTTTTTATCCAATGAAATCAATAACTTACAGGACCCATTCCCACAGATCATAACGGCTATGTTACAATAGCATAGCTAACCCTATTGACATTCAAAAAGACCTATCCCACGCGCATACGCGTTTCCTCATTATCTGAGTCGCTGACGTTGGACCTAATAGGTCCGATTCGGTCTTATGTGCTAGTATTTGACCCCGATACTATGACGCTAAAACCCTATTTCTCTAAGCTATTGAAAACATTGAATAATCTTGATTATCTTGCGGTTGAGCAAACCTCTTTTCTTCTAACCTATTGAAAACATTGAATAATCTTGATTATCTATACTATGATCTTTATAACCTA